AGGCTGTAGACATCGAAGTCGGTGAGCTTCATTGCTATCTGGTGTCTGAGCACGAACATTTTGCTACGCAAGTAGAGGGCGCGACATCAAGGGTCATGTGGATGTTCGGCGCTCATGCCCCTGCGGACGACTGGAATTCTGGAAAAATTAAGTTTGGAGTAAAGCAATGAATGCCCCGCGCACAACGATGGCCTGCGTCTCGAATCTCTGGGTTCGCATGATGCATTTTGACAAGGCGGGTGATTGCAACGAAGGCCACGAACACAACTACGACCACATCACGCTGTTGTCAAAGGGCAGCGTTGAGGTTGATGTTGAGGGCCAAAAGACCGTCTTCAAAGCGCCGCACATGATCTACATCATTGCGGGCAAGCGCCATTTTTTGACAGCCCTTGAAGACGATACGGTCGCCAGTTGTCTTCACGCCCTGCGCTCGGGGGAACGCGAACAAGACATCCTTGACCCGGCGATGATCCCGGAGGGTGTATCTGACGCTTATGCGGCGGGTTTGGCTAGGGCGTTGTAAGTTTTATTCCCGTGGCTAACTATGATCGATCCGTTTACCGCATTTGCTGCCGCGCAAGCTGCGGTGGCTGGCATCCAAAAAGCCATTAAATTAGGCAAAGACGTTAACGGCCTTGTCGGGGAATTCAGCCGTTTCTTTGACGCCCGAGATGCGGTTCAGAAAGCCGCCAACGACGCAGGCAAGTCCGGCAAATCAGATACCGGGCGGGCGATGGAGATCGTCATGCAGGCCAACCAACTACGTGAATCTGAGGAGCAACTCAAACACATGCTGGTCTACGGCGGCTACCCAGAACTCTGGGAGATGATGCTCAGAGAGCGGATGAAGATCAAACAGGCTCGTGAGAAACAAGAACGCGAAGCCAAGATCGCCCGCAAGAAGGTTGTAGCCGAGCGCCTGTTGATGGCGCAAATCATCGGTGGAGCGATTTGTGTTGTCATTATTGGCACCATCATCATCTTCATCGTTAAGCAGGCTGTGTCGTGAGCGAAGAAAAGGTCAATCCCAACAGCCTGATCGAGAAGATCCTTGGGTACGTTGACTCTCCCTTCAAACTGTTCGCCATCCTGCTGATGGCCGTCTTCACCTTCGTCGGGTATTTCATCTGGCAGAACCAGTCCTTCCTGATCGGAGCCTACAAGGAACAACAAAAGCTCCCCACCATTGCCGAGGACAGAGTAGAGGATGCGGCGGCGCACCTCTTCAAAAATACCGAGGCAGTGGTAGTCGCTATCTTCAAGGTAAACCCAATGTTTGGCACCCGCGTCCTACATCGGGCCTATACCAAAGACGGCAGGGACAAAACCCATGAGGGACTGGATGTGGGCCTGTTTACTTCCAACATCGCCAACAATAGAGACGTCGTGGCGCTCATGGCTGGCGAGATTCCGTGTGGTCACTACAAGACCGCCCAGTCCGAGATTGGGTTATGGTATATGGAGAAGGGTATGACCTACGGGTGCCGGGTGGGGGTTCCTCCAGAGCCGGGTAAGTTGGTCGGACAGATTACCGTAGGGTGGAGAGAAGAACCGCCGGATGTGGACCAGTACCGCATCCTCTTGCAAATTGCAGCAACCATGCTTTCAAGGAGTAAACAGTAATGGAATGGCTCAAACAGATTGCACCCACTATCGCCACTGCGATGGGTGGCCCACTGGCCGGTATGGCCGTCTCTGCTATCTCCAAAGCTATTGGGGTGGACGAGGACAAGGTCAGCGACCTGATCAAAGACAACAAACTGACTGCCGACCAGATTGCGCAGGTCAAGATTGCCGAAATCGAACTCCAGAAACAGGCGCAGGAGTTGGGCCTGAACTTCGCCAAGCTGGAAGTGGATGACAGGAAGAGCGCCCGTGAGATGCAGGCCACCACCCGCTCTATCGTCCCCCCGGCGCTGGCCGCGATTGTCACCGTCGGCTTCTTTGGTATTCTGGTGATGATGCTGCTGGGCAAGGTGGACTCCAACAACCCCGCCATTCTCATGATGTTGGGTAGCCTCGGTACCGCATGGACCGGCATCATTGCGTATTATTTTGGTTCTAGCGCTGGCTCTCAGGCTAAAACTGACCTCCTCTCTAAATCACCCGCGATCAAATGATGAGCCTTGCCAACACTCTCTCCAAACTCAAAATCAACGTTGACTGGGTCGAACCTCTGGAAGAGGTCTTCCACCGTTATGAGATCAACACCCCTGAGCGGCAGGCTGCGTTTATCGGGCAGTGCGCCCATGAGTCCATGAACTTCACCAAACTGGAGGAGAACATGAACTACAGCGCAGAGGGCCTGATGAAGACATGGCCGAGCCGCTTCCCGACGCTGGAGTCCGCCAAGCCCTACCACCGTAACCCCGAGAAGATTGCTAATAAAGTATACGCAGGGCGTATGGGCAATGGGCCGGAGGAGACAGGTGAGGGTTGGTTGTACCACGGGCGCGGGCTGATCCAGCTCACCGGCAAGGACAACTACACGCTGGCCGGGGATGCCCTGAACATGGACTTCATCCATTCCCCGGACTACGTTCTGGTTCCCAAGTACGCAGCCTTGACCGCTGGGTGGTATTGGAACAAGCGCCAGCTTAATAAAGAGGCTGATGCTAAAGACTTCACCGGGATGACAAAGAAGATCAACGGCGGTACCATTGGGTTAGACGACCGCATTGCGCACATTAAACACGCGCAAGAGGTTTTGACCGCATAAAGGGGCGCTCATGCCGCTGCAAAAACTCCAGCTCAAGCCCGGTGTAAACCGAGAATCCACGTCTCTTGCCAACGAGGGCACTTGGTTTGAGATGGATAAGGTGCGCTTTCGCTCGGGCTACCCGGAGAAGCTGGGCGGCTGGACCCGAGATACGGGTACTTACAGTGGTAATGGTGCCTTGGCCCCGCCGACTGGTTCGTTCTGGGGTACCTGCCGTTCATTGTGGAACTGGATCACGCTTTCAAGCTACAACCTAATGGGGTTGGGCACGCACCTGAAGTACTACATCCAGCAGTCTAACGGCGGCAACTTTTACGACGTTACGCCGATTCGATACACCAGCACGGTTGCGGCTAACGCCTTCACGACCACCAACGGTTTAACCACCGTCATCGTTAACGATGCGGGCTATGGTGCGAAGAATGGCGACTTCGTCACGATCTCTGGCGTGGGCGGCGCGGTCAACGGCATCCCTGCCTCGGCGCTGAACAAAGAGTTCCGCATCACTTATATCGATTCGGCCACCTACAGCATCACGGTTAGCTCCCCCGCCACATCTTCTGGTACCACAGGCGCGGCTACGTTTGCTTATCAGCTTTCTATTGGTGAAGAAATTTTCACCACGCTCACAGGCTGGGGTGCTGGCGGCTGGGGTGGCACGACCACGATTTCTGCAACGACCACGCTGAACGGTGCGCTCAACGACAGTGCCACGACCATTACGGTGGCGTCTACGACTGGGTTTGCTGCTTCGGGCGCAATCGGCATTGATGGTGAGTACATCACTTATTCGGGCGTTACGCCCACCACTTTCACGGGCTGCACGCGAGGTGTTGGAAGTACCGCTGTGTCCCACGCAGATGGCGCTACCGTTAACCAGTACAGCAACGCAACCGGCTGGGGGCAGTCTGCAACGTCGGGCGTGGCAGCGCAACTGCGGCTGTGGAGCCAAACCAACTATGGTCAAGACCTGATCATTAACCCCCGTGGCGGGGCGTTGTATTTGTGGGCGGTAAATGCCAACCCTTTGATCTATGACCGCGCTGGACTTCTCTCGTCTACTAGCTCAGGCATCTATCAAACAGACTCTGGTTGCCCGTCTATCGCCAACGCCGTTACGGTGTCGGACTCCTCGCGCTTTGTAATTGCGTTTGGCTGCAACGACTACGGTTCTGCCACGCTTGACCCGCTTCTGGTGCGCTGGTCTGATCAAGAAGATTACGCCACTTGGACTCCTGCCGCTACCAATCAGGCGGGCAGCTATCGGCTGTCCACCGGCTCAAGCATCGTTGCCCACCAACAAACCCGGCAGGAGATTTTGGTCTGGACGGATGCAGCCATCTACTCCATGCAGTACCTTGGAGCGCCGTTTGTGTGGGGCTTTCAGGTCTTGGGCTACAACACGTCCATCGCTGGCCCCAACGCCGCCGCAACCGCATCCAACATCACCTACTGGATGGGGCTGGATAAGTTCTACATGTACTCCGGTCGCGTGGAAACCCTGTACTGTCCCCTGCGCCAGTACATCTTTGGCGACATTAACCTTCAGCAGCAGTATCAGTTCTTCGCGGGCACCAACGAAGGCTACAACGAAATCTGGTGGTTCTACTGCTCGGCCAACTCCACGGTTGTGGATCGCTACGTCATCTACAACCACCTTGAGCGCATCTGGAGTTACGGCAATCTGTCGCGTACCGCGTGGCTGGATACGCCCCTGCGCGACTTCCCGTCCGCTGCTGGTTATGGCGGTAATCTGATTTATCACGAAAATGGCGTGGATGATGGTGCCACTAACCCGCCCAGCCCGATCAGTTCCTACATTCAGTGTGCCGACTTCAACATCGGTGACGGTCAAAATTACGGCTTCGTATGGCGCATGATCCCGGACATTACGTTCGACGGCTCCTACGTTAACAACCCGCAGGTGACGTTTACTCTGCGTCCGCGCCAGAACCCCGGTGCCAACTACAGTGCGGCAGCTACGCCAACAGTGACCAGCACACAGAACTACCAAGGCCAGCGCAACTACGTGGTGCAGCAGTTCACGCAGATTGTTTACACCCGCATTCGGGGCCGACAGATGGCGTTCAAGGTCAGTTCTGATGGGCTGGGAGTGAACTGGCAGTTGGGCGTCCCCGCAATCGACATCCGTCCTGACGGAAGACGCTAATGACGCTGATCGTTACATCAGAGTTTGAACTCAACCGGGTTGTCGCTCCGCGCCTGCCCACCGCTCCGACGGAGTACGAGAAGCGCTACCACGATCAGTTTGCTGACGTTCTGCGCCTGTACTTCAACCGGCTGGACAACATTCTGGGGCAACTCGTGGCTACTATGGAAACCATCCCTGTCTCAATCGGCGGTACCAATCTAGATGCCTTCGGTCGTCTGCGGGTCAGTAACCCCCTGACCCTGTTTGATTCCTCCCACCGCTACGCGGACAACAACCTGTGGGTCAACAGCATCACTGGAACCGCAGCAGCCACGTTCAGTGCGGACGAGGGCTTGATCAACATGACTGTTGGCTCTGCCAGCGGCGATGAGATCATTCGCGAGACCATTAAAGTCTTCTCCTATCAGCCGGGCAAGAGCTTGCTGGTGATGAGTACCTTTGTCTTTGGTACAGCCAAGGCCAACCTGCGCCAGCGCGTAGGCTACTACGGCGCTGCCAACGGCATCTATTTTGAGCGCGACGGCTCCACCAACTACATGGTCGAGCGCAGCAGCGTGACGGGCGTGCTGGTCAACAATCGGGTGGCTCAGGCTGACTGGAACCAAGACCCGATGGATGGCACTGGCCCGTCGGGGCTGACGCTAGATTCATCCAAGGCCCAGATTCTGTACATGGACATTGAGTGGCTGGGCCTTGGCACGGTGCGTACCGGGTTCATCATCAACGGGGCGTTTGTTCCGTGCCACAACTTTGATCACGCCAACCTCGTCAGCACCACCTACATCACCACCGCCTCGCTGCCGCTGCGCTACGAGATGACCAACTTGGCGGCAACCACCGGGGCCAGCACGCTCAAACAGGTCTGCTCGACGGCGATTTCTGAAGGCGGGTATGAGTTGCGGGGCGCTCAGTTGACCGCAGGGACCCCGGTCACAACCCCAAAAACGCTGACCACTGCTGGGACGCTTTACCCTATCGTGTCGTTTCGCCTGAAATCTACGCGGCTGGATGCAATCGCCATCCTGACGGCCATATCAATCTTAGGTGTTACAAACAACGCGAACTATCAGTGGTCCGTAGTTGCTTCTGGCACCACGACCGGCGGCACTTGGGTAAGCGCGGGCACGAACTCCTCGGTTGAATACAACATCACCGGCACGGCGTTTACTGTGGGCACGGGACGCATCTTGGCGACGGGCTATTTCCAAGGCTCCAACCAAGGAGCAACCAGCGTGGACATTTTGAAGGCC